TACCTATGTAGGAGAAGGTAACCCAACTGCTACAACCTCAAATCCTATTGAAAAACCAAAGGAAACACAAGCACCCGACCCAACCCCCAGACCTACCCCAAACCCTGCGGCTCTGCCCACGCTAAAGCCCGATTTTGCCAGTAGATGGAGGGAGTACAACACTCATGCAAGAACTGCCCAGATGCAAGCGACCCAGAGAGTGGAAATGTATGTAAGTGTGTTTCTGGCAGGTAAACTCCAGAGTGATGAAGGGGAGAAGCCTGATGCACTGAGCAAGACTACTCTGGAGACATGGATTTCGCAGGAAATAAATAAATACTGGAATGAACTAGATGTACGCGCCCCACAGGATTCCTTTGGTCACTTGCAGGGGAATGACAATGGTTAACATTGAACAAGTACCCAATAAGAATGGTAATGGACATAAATATAGAGTCACAGGGGACGAGCGAATAAACCCAGAACACCTACTGCCTACCTGTTCGGGCATATCTCAATACTCTGATACTAGAGGTGGCGATGGATTGCTATATTGGGCAGTTAATCTATACATAGACAGTGGGAATCGGGCAGAGTTTCTGGAGGAACAGGAGCGTAGTAAAAGCATTGGAACTGCGCTCCATAAGGAAATTGAGGAATATATCTACACTGAACAGCCACCTGACAATGCTTCTGACCTGTTTGGAGCATGGTATTCTTCATTAAATGAAGCAGGAGTGACATTTTACACGGCAGAAAAGCCAGTGTACCACCCATATCTTTTGTATGGTGGTACGCTGGATGCTATTGGGTATGTAGATGGAGTACCTACGTTGTTTGACTGGAAAACTACGGACGAATACCGTCTAGACAGGGATAAACAAGGACACGTTACACTGGTCAACGGCGAGCCGAAAAGGAAGCGCAAATCACCAAGCGAATTTAGAAACGTACCCTACGCTGTACAGCTTGGCGGTTATATGTCTGCTTTGAAACAAATGGCAGAGAGGGAGGATTTAGTTATCCCTCAACAAGCGTACATCATATATATATTTAAGGACACTAATAATGTCCGCTGGGAAAAAGTAGACCTGAGTGCAGCGGAACGAGTATTTGCCAGTTGTGCGAATCTTGGTGAGAGCATTGCCCATAAGGGAGGTATGTATGCGAACACCTAGAGGTGGGAGAATGGGTATTCCTCTATGTAGAGGTATGCACTCTAAAAGTTCAGAACGAGATTGCCCAGATTGCTTAAAAGTTGAACTCGCTAAGGAGCATAACAGGCTACTGAGCGACCAGAACGAACTGATAACAGCAGGGTTAGATGAACAGGACAGGCCACGGAGAAGGCAGTATACACCGCCACCAGAGCCACAGATTAAACCTCAGCCCATTGTTAGGGAACGGAGAGGCCTGTGAGTACAGTTAAACGAGAACTAAATAGATTTACCTACGAGGATGAGGGCAGAGGTGTCCGCATCCGTATCAAACAACTGTATTCTAGGCACTTTGAGGCATCGGCTCATATCACCATTAGCGCAGAATCGCCTGATGGTGATTGGCATACGCTATTTAAGGCAAGAACACCTATTACCACAGATGCAGCTCGGAAGCGTATTGCCAAGGAAGTGATAGAGCTAATAATCGGGAATGAACGTGATGGGGACATGGGTATGAAGGGCATTTTCGGTGTTACGTCACCAGTTATCACCAATGATTGGAAAGCTACTATCAACGAAGCTATGGAGATGATACTGGAGGCGCATTATGCTGGTGCGCCACCAGTAAACCTGTACGCAGATGGTGCGTCAGACGAAGATGATGTATGGCGCATACCTGCACTACTGTCAGAAGATATTAACTTAGTCTACGGACAGTCAGGTAGCGGTAAGTCGTATCTGGCACTTATTCTAGGACAGGCTATACACCACGGAGTGCCAGTATGCGGATTAGGAACAATCCAAGGCAATGTCTTATATGTAGACTATGAGACAACCAAGGCCAAAATGAGACGCAGATTTCATAGAGTAGATACAGGGTTAGGAGTAGCCGGTACTCCTATGCTGTACATGGCAGCAACAGTGCCATTAGTGCAGATGGTAGAGGCTCTACAGGAATATATAGTAGGGCATAAGATTCAATTTCTGGTCATTGATTCACTGGCTCGTGCCAGTGGTGGGTCTATAACAGATGAGGAAGGTGTAGGGATGATGTTTGAGGCCATCAGGCAACTTGAATTACCCTGTCTGATTGTACACCATACTAATCGTGGTGATGACTATTACGGCTCAACTTATATCAGGGCTAATGCCCGAAATATATGGCGGTTACGTAGCGCACCCAGTGAAGGACAGGGTAAGCTGTCTATACAGCTACAACAGGAAAAGGAAAATGACGGCCCGGCTATGGGCAGTCTGGGATTTGTGCTTGAATTTGAGGGAGACCCATTTGACCCAGAAGCTGTCAGGCTATCACCACAGGACGCATCTTTGATACCAGAGTTGCGTAAACATACGCGTTTATGGCAACAAATAGAAGCCTACCTCAAGGAAACAGAAACAGGCAGATTACCTATAGCGGACATTCCTGACTTATTGGACTTAGATAAATCTAGGAGGGAGACATACCGTAACTATATGTGGGCATTGAAAAACGATACAGGTAAGTACAAGAAACTAGCCGAATTGATGCACACTAACGGAGATTGGCTTGTTTTGAACACAGCCAGTAATATAGAGGCTATTGATATGTCCTTAAACGGAGCGCATCCTGATGAAAGCATACAGGATGCAGATGAAACAATACAGAAGGAGGTCATCTGGTAATAATGATATTCCGCAATCAGAAGGGGCAAATGACAGGCGAACTCAAAGACGGCATATATGAGCAACATCTGAAACGCAAAGCCCATAGCTTCCATTCACAGGGAGCATTAGCAATAGATACCCAGCACCTAGCTAGTTTACGCCAGCTAGGTGCTTTCCGAATACGCAAGGTGTTCGATAATGGTGAAACCTTTAGTGCAACACTAAAAGACTTTGTAGATTTCGGCTACGAGAAGCAATGGAGCAATGAGGATGGTATGCAGACCTTCCTTGCTGAGAAATACTGGGGATATAGCAACAAAGCACAAGGAGTACTATTTTGAACAAAGAAGGTGATGATAAGGTAGCATGGGTCAATGACAATATCGAGTCTGCCTTAATCTATGATGGCTTCAATGATGCCATCATAGGTTTCAGTGAGAGGATGGGACGCTCCCCCATCGTGGCATATGACAGGGATAAGTGTATCGACATACTCATGGAACGAGACGGCATGACATACGAGCAAGCCGATGAATACCTTGAGGTCAACTACATTGGCGCATGGGTAGGAGAGGAAACCCCAGAGTTCATTACCCTGATGAGCCTATGATGGAAATCACAACAAAAAACACAACACAACACAACAATCACAACATTGTGACTAATATATACTGTTGTGTTTCGTGTTGTGTTTGGGTATATATAATATACCCAACACAACACACTAACAGGAAAACAAGAGAAGGTAAGGCATTATGAGTAAAGAAATTATGCTGGAGTGCTTCTGGGATGCCATCTGGGTCTATGAACAAGCAGAACGTACTATCACTACCAAGGGCAGACGTTGGTCAGACAGAGTAGCCCTTGCTGCTATTGCTTCGGCATTGTATCAGGAACGTATGCTTCAGATAAACAATATTACCGAACTAGAGTTGGAGGATACCTCATGGCTAAGACACTTATAGAGGTATTTACCGAACGCAAGAAAAAGAAACGAATTAGCGTTAATCGTGCAGCCAGAAGCAAAGGCTCAAGAGCAGAAGCCTTACTGTTACGTCAATTAGAACAGCAAGGATATGAAGTAAGACGTACTCACCTATCCCTGTTTCCTGACATCATTGCATGGAAGGAAAACGACCTCCTAATGATAGAGGTAAAGCAAAGAGCAGATACTAAGAGCGGTATCAGTAATGCCCTCTCAATGTTTCGTAATAGCATCAACGGTGTGACAAAGTGGCATAAAGATGCTAAAATCCTGTGTTATTTGAGGGTTAATGACAATTGGAGTGCATTTCAATACATTAATAACAGCGTAATCCCTGTGGAGTTAGTCGTGAATAAGGAAACATAATGGCTAGGAAAACACGCGCAAGTAAGCGACAGAGTATTGCTGTAAGGCAAAAGAACCAACAGGCCATACGTCTTAGAATGGCAGGGGCTAACCTTCAGCAGATAGCAGACCAGCTTGGATTTGCTAGTGCGGCAGGTGCATACAAGGCCATCATGAGAGAGCTAGCAGAAACAGCACAGGGTATGAGTGAGAGTACTGAAGCTGTAAGGCAACTAGAGTTAAAGAGACTAGACCAGATGCTGTTCCCTATATGGAATCAAGTTATCACTGGAGACCAAGGAGCGATTACTACAGCCCTCCGCATACAGGAACGAAGGGCTTCTTTATTGGGACTAGATGCACCAAAGCAGATAGAAGCTAGAGTTAGAGTAGATGTTGTATCTTGGAATGAAGCTATCAGGGATTTCATTAACGTCTATAGGAAGTACCATAGCGATGCACCAGAGGCATCGATGGTGTTAAGTTCATTAGATGAATTGGCAGAGGAAAAGTTTGCAGGTGTTGTTACTAACTGAACAGATGCCAGTGGCATACGATAGGGAAACTGACAAGGCAATAGGACTATATTGCCTAGCACCTTTCATTCGGTGTACGTTAAAGTACGAGACGCCTAATGACCCGGAATGCTATACAGCAACGGCGAATCGCATACACAATCGTAGGTTATACAGCAGTTCAAGTGTTGCACTATCCAACTACCCTATAGATTTTTGCAAATTTTCCAAAAGTATTAACGGAGACATTATATGACTACATCTATCAGAAATCGTATTAAAGAATTAAGACAAGTAAAAGCCTCTGATTTAATACCTAATCCAAGAAACTGGAGAATGCATCCTAACGGACAGGTTAATGCCTTAAGTGGAATACTAGCCGAAATAGGCTACGCTGATGCGTTAATAGCATATGAGACTCCTGACGGACTCATGCTTATAGATGGACACCTGCGTGCAGAGGCTACACCAGACATGGAAGTACCTGTACTTATAACTGACCTAAATGAAGATGAAGCCAACAAACTACTTATGACCCTTGACCCTTTGGCTTCTATGGCCGAAACCAATATCGAACTATTTGATGAGTTAAGACAGATAACGACAATAGATAATGCTGAATTACGGGAAATGCTAGATGCTATTGCAGGGGGGAATCTTAAAACCTTACAAGCCTTAGAAGAACCCACCGAAAATCCATATACAAAAGAAATAAGAATACCGATATATCAACCTACTGGGGCACAACCCCGCATTACAGAATTGCGTGACCGACAGACTGCCGATGCATTAATTGATGAGATACGCAAGGCAGATTTACCAGATGATATCGAGAAGTTCCTTTTAGATGCTGCCGAAAGACACGTGGCTTTTAACTACGAGCGTATTGCCAATTATTATGCTCATGCTCCTACCGAAATTCAAGAACTTATGGAACGCTCAGCCTTGGTTGTTATTGATTACGACCAAGCGATTGCGAATGGATTTATTAACCTTATCGAAGATATCGACAATGCTTTCTATAAGGATTACCCCCATGCGTGATGATTTTTGTGTTTTTATTCTAACTCATGGAAGACCTAATAATGTAGTTACCTATCGAACAGTCCGTGCGCATGGGTACACAGGGAAGATATTTATCGTTATTGATGATAATGATGAGACAGGGGAGGAATATAAAAGACTCTTTGGTGATGAAGTCCTTGTATTTTCCAAAGATGAGGTCGGTGAATATACTGACCAGTTCGATAACTTTACAGACCGCCGTGCTATCCTTTGGGCTAGAAACGTTTGTTGGGATTTAGCAAAACAGATGGGATATAGATATTTCGTCGAACTTGATGATGATTATACAGCGTGGTCGTATCGTAGAACTGGTAGGCGGCATCGTAATAGTAATACAACGGCACTCGAATACCATAACTGGACAATGAAAGAAGGTCTTAACGCAGTTTTTGAGGCTTTGGTTAGGGTAATTGAAACAACACCGATTACAACTATTGCTTTATCACAGGGTGGCGACCATATGGGTGGACAAGAGCCACCAAATCGATTTCGAAGAAAAGCAATGAATAGTTTTGTTTGCTCTACAGACAAACCGTTTTTATTCCGAGGTCGCTTAAATGATGACGTTAATACCTACACTAATTTAGGTAGCTTGGGGTATTTATTCTTTACTGATATGGAATTACAGCTTGACCAACACGAAACCCAAAGCAATACGGGGGGAATGTCAGAGTTATATAAGGAATCAGGAACGTATGTAAAATCCTTTTATACTGTTATGACTGCTCCATCTTGTACACGCATCTCATTATTTGGGCGTATCAATAAACGGCTTCAGCACGATATCAACTGGCCTAAAGCAGTTCCGTTAATTATTCCTCAGCAATTTAAGAAGAAGTCATCTATAAAAACTGATAATACTGCTGACCCAGTATCAACAAATAATGCAAGATGGCTCACAGTCGAGAAGAGTGACTCAGATGCAGTTAATTCTACACATCTTATTAAAACTCCTCCAAGCAAAGTCCTTAATACTTTTTTAGATAGATATGCAGAAATGTATCCTATAAATAAACAATTTGCTAAAGATATTATTGACCAAATACTACGGCACAGGAATTCTGGCAAACAGCTTCCATTACCAGAGTATATGCTGGAGTTAGAGGATAAATGGTACGCTTCATTAAATACAGAAACACCAGATTATTCAATCTATGATGATGATTATTACTTTACGGAGATGTGGGTATGCTGGGCAATATACAGCCGTAATTATCTGCGCACTCTGCTAAAGCCTTTCGTATATCCACTATTTAAGAATATCGAAACTGTAGCTGATTTAGGCTGTGGTATTGGCTATACGACTGCAGGATTCAAACAACTATTTCCTAATACCAATGTAGTAGGCACAAATGTAGAGGAAACATGTCAGTATGAATTTTGTGCAGATATGGGACAGGCTTATCGCTTTAATATGGTATCGAATATTCGTGATATTGGACAGGCTGACCTAGTATTTGCTTCTGAATATTTTGAGCATATTCTTGAACCGATAACACACTTAAAAGAAGTATTGGCAACTCTGTCTCCGAAATTCTTATATGTTGCTAATTCTTTTAATACTCGTTCAGCAGGACATTTTAACTATTACTCAATAGGCAGCGATTGGTTGGCTGCCGATAAAGCACAATCAGTATTTAATAAGACATTAAAACATCATGGTTATAGACAACTTGATATAAAGGCTTGGAATAATAAACCTGCGCTATGGGTACAAGAAGGACAACTCGTATGACTTTTTTTCACGATATACACAATAAGAATCTATTAGAGGAATGTCCTACAGGGATTGACTCACATGAGTGGAGCGTATTTCGAGACAACTATAAAAGGGCAGAACGATTTGAAGCATTAGATAATCCCCCTCAATTAGACATCGAACTTAATGGTGGCTGTAATATGAAATGCCCCTTTTGCTTACATGGATATGGAGAGAAAAGACCGAATACGTTAATGCCGATTGAAAGATATAAAGACTTAATAAATGAAGCAGTTGCATTTGGTGTTAGGGGATTAAAACTAAACTATATAAATGAACCAATGCTGCGTAAAGATTTAGAAGAATGTATTGATTATGCAAAATCTGCTGGCATCTTAAATGTTTATATGGTCACTAATGGAACATTACTAAATGAGAAACGACGAGATTCAATGTTGAATTCTGGCATTACGAAGATATTCATATCCGTCGATGCCGTTACTCCTGAGACATATAACAAACAACGACTATCTGGCAAGTTTAATGTAGTAGTACAAAACATTTTAGATTTTATCGAAGAACGTAATCGTCGAAAGCTACGATATCCTCTTGTGCGAGTTAGTTTTTTGCGAAATCAATTAAATATTCACGAAGAAGAAGCATTTCAAAACTTTTGGGCAGATAAAGTAGACATGATTGCCTTTCAAAAGATGAATGATTTACCAGATTTGAATAGTGGTTTAATTATTAAAAATGATACAACAGAAGTAAATTCTTGCAACTTTCCTTTTAAACAATTAGTTGTAGATTACGAAGGTGATATTTTACCTTGTTGTAAAATGGGTGGGAAAAAGTTAGCCCTTGGTAATATAGAGAATATGACGTTAGCAACGGCATGGAATTCAGACAAGATGAAGTCTCTACAGTTACTTCATAAAGAAAATAGATGGCAAGAAAATGCAGTATGTAAACGATGTATTACTGGTAATGGTGGGTAAATATTATGGCGATGAATCAAAATGTAGCAGCATCACCGATATTATCGGCTCGTGATTATTGGAATGACGCTGTTAATCAGTGGCAACCACTCGCACATCAAGTACCCCCAATCGGAGAATGGGATGTTTGGCTTTTACTGGGAGGTCGTGGTTCTGGTAAAACCATGGCTGGAACGCATTACGTTTTAGACCACTTACGAGCATTTGGTCGTAAAGCAAGAGTTGGTATTGGCGCACCTACGATTGCCGACGCACGAGATGTATGCGCAGAAGGTATTACTGGCTTGATTGCATTAGCCCCACATGAATTTAAGTACAATCGTTCTATCGGAGAAGCCCATCACAAAGATGGAGGATATGTAAAGTTTATGGGTTCTGAAGAACCAGCACGATGGAATGGGCCTCAATGGTCTTTATTGTGGGCTGATGAATTAGCACTTTGGAATGAAGCCAGTTGGCATCAGGCTCAGTTCGGTTTACGTCTTGGACAACACCCAAAACCTATTGTTACAACAACCCCAAAAAATCGAAAGTTTGTACGAGCATTATCAGAAATGACAACCACGGCGACAGTTCGTGCAACGACTTATGATAATCCTACGTTATCTGAAACAGTACAGGAAAGACTGCGGCAGCAGTATGGTGGCACTAGAATAGGTAGACAAGAAATTATGGCTGAGTGGCTTGACGATGTGCCAAATGCTTTGTGGCGCAATGACATGATAAAGAGTAAGCAAATGTCAGAACTCCCTTCTCTGGAAAGAATAGTAGTAGCCATTGACCCAGCTGTTAGCGTAACTCGTGACTCAGACGAGACAGGCATCTTGGTAGTTGGGCGTTCAGGGGATGACGAGTTTTATGTATTAGCAGATTACAGCGGTAAATATAGTCCAGACGCATGGGCTGCAAAAGCAATCGATGCGTACGAAATTCATCAAGCCGACAGAATAATTGGGGAGGTGAACAATGGTGGAGATATGGTGGAACATACTCTTAGGACTATTAGGAGCAATATTCCTTATACAGCTGTTCATGCTTCGCGTGGCAAACGTGTAAGGGCAGAGCCGATAGCTGCCTTATATGAACAAGGGAGAGTCTATCATATTGGAGGATTACCTTTACTGGAAGAACAACTTGTGTCTTGGACTCCAGACAGCGTTGGAAGTCCAGACAGATTGGATGCATTAGTCTGGGGGCTAACTGATTTAAGCCAGAGAGGTAAGCCGAACATAAGGTGGATAACTATATGAGTCTAACTAGGTTAAGAATATGGTGGACTCTTATTAAGCATCCATCGAATGTGCGGATGATGTTTGCCAGTGTTATGGAGTTCATGGGAATTGCGCTCGTACTTTATGGGTTATATTTACTGCATCCTCTGGCTTTCGTTATAGGGCTGGGAGGAGTATGCCTGTTGTTAGCTCAAGGTTTATCAAGGAGGGATGAGACATGACTCTACTAAGACGCTCGCTGCAATCTCTATTCAAGGCAAATACGGAAAGACCGCCAATGGCTTTGGCTTCTGGGCATAACCTTACTGGTTTGGGAGGAGGGGCAACAATTCCCAATCAAGTATCGCAGATGCAAGCCATGACTAATACATCATGGCTGTTCTCTGTAGTAGACAGGATAGCAGCGTCTACGGCAGCAGTACCTTGGAATCTATTTAGGATAGCACCGAATGGAGAAACGCAAGTTGTACCCAAGCATCCGATTCTGGATTTATGGAGAGCAGTTAATCCCTTCTATACACGGCAAGAGTTCCTAGAAACGAGCATCCAGCACTTTGAATTAACTGGAGAGATATGGTGGCTGATAGTCAGGAATCGTGGTGGCAGACCTGTTGAAATGTGGCCTATCAGACCAGACAGGATTCGTCCTGTACCTCATCCTACTGAGTTTGTATCAGGATATATTTATACAATAGGAACTGCACAGATTCCGCTGGAGCGCAAGGACGTTATCTTTATAAGAAGACCCAGCCCCCTTGACCCATACAGAGGTATCGGAACAGTGCAGTCCATGATGATGGACATTGGGGCAGAGCAAGCTGCGTCACAATGGACTCGCAACTTCTTTAACAATGGAGCGATGCCCGGAGGTATCC